AAGGCGGCAATTCGCGGTTCATTGACGTTGATAAACGGTCTTGTCGTGTAACCAGCGCCAGGATTTACCTGACTGAGTGAGGCAATGGTACCGATCTCTAGTGTGAGGAGAGGCAAGCTTTCCAATATCAGTGAGTCTAGATTATCTAGTACCGCCTCTGAATCCTCTAGTCCCCAATCAGTCAATCGAACAACATCTGAAATTGTGGCTGTGGCTCCGGAATTGGCGTCCGTCAGAGTTGATGTCTCTATGAAGTATCCATTGACCAATGATAAAGTAACAGCTGTTGCATTGGCGGTAGAGACCAAGGCCGAACCGGTTATGGTTTCTTTTCTAGCAGGATTAATCAATTCATATACGGCCGCGGTCGTATTTCCGATCAATATGGTTCCAGATACAAGATTTGCATTATTTAGGTTAGATTCGGTCCCCGTGCAAGAGATCAGAGAGCCGTCAGACCTGTACACGTATAGATCTGTTATTCCCAGCGAAGAGTTTGACAGGCTCTCGCCGTTTGCAACACCCAGTGCGGTCGACGTAAACCCCTCTAACTGAACTACATTTGCAGATCCATCCACCGTGTCACCCGGTGAAAAAGTTCCAGAGATAGAAGTCAGAATCAAATCATATGAGTCTGCATTTGAATTAAGTGATGTGGAAAGATACTCTCTAATTCTGGTGTTGTTAAACGTGATGCTAGACCGGTTGACCAGCGAACCCACTCTAAATATTGCACTCGAACCCGACCCGCCTATCACTCGAGTTATGACTGCATTTCCGCTAGGACCTATAAGCGTGCTTCCGATTGAAAACGAGGCAAGGTTGCTGTAATCAATGATCTGAACCTGGGTACTATTCGCGAACGAGACCGTACCATTGGCTGAAGTGACCGAGTCATACACGAATTGGCTTGAGGATATGTCACCCTGCAGGCCACCCACGTCAAGGATAACTGTTGACTTTACCGTAACGACTGCATTAGTCGTATAGCCTGTCCCTCCGTCTAAGATACTGAACGATAGCGCCCCGGTGAACGTATTCGATACGGCGGAGACCCTAGCCTTACCCTCTGTCCCAGAGCCCACAACGTCAAGGATGTCACCTACGGAAAAGTTCTCACCGGCTTGTGAGATTGCAATAGCAGTCAGCGATCCGGTAATCAGTAGTGATCTGTTTCTTGTAAAGGTGATCTCTCTAGTCTGAAAGATCCTGTCACCCCTCACAAACTCACCGTTGATGTTCGATATCTCGACTACGTTTACAGTGCGACCGTTGACTATCTTCGACTCTATGCTCTCCACCATAGCCGTGGCGGTCCTTGATGGGTTCTGAATCTGTGTGCCGACTAGATCTATAAGGTCGGGGTCAGACGAGACCTCAATGTACCTCGGAACTTTCCAAGTGTTGTCTGACGGCTTGAATATGTACTCTCCGGGAACATATATCTCTATGTCCTCATTGAAGACAATCCTGAACAGTAGCTCTACTGCGCGAGGGGTCCCCTTTGACCTATAGAGGTCCAAAACGTGCTGCAATAGAAGTCTCTTGTTGACCACCGCTGTGTCTGGCAAGGACTGTATATACTGATACTTGAAGTGCTTTATGAATTGTTCAGCTGTGGTGTCTATGTCTTGATAATCAAGTAATGATCTGGCATGACCGATAGCTTGGTTGGTCTGCTCGAGCCATTCGTAGTATGCCTTCACGAACGCGATGAAGTTTGGTCCCTGGTCCCTATAGAAGGATGGAAACTGTTGCGCTATGAATGGTGATATGGACTTTTCTATTGAGCTCATATCAGATCTGCTTTACCGTTACGGTGATGTTCTCTAGGTCTATGGCTATCACGTCATTTGTGGTCGACGCCACGTTCTCAAATACGGGTCTGGCAAAGAAGTCGATGCCACTTATCCCGTTCAATGAGGTGGGAGTTATGGCATTCAGTAACAGGGATCCAGTCGTGTAGTCAACAGTGCCTGCAATGGAGTAGGATATTGTTGCGGGTGACGTCACGTCCTTCAGGTAGACTACATTCGACGAGTTTGTTACGGCCGCCTTTCCGTCCACCTGATTTACATTGAATGTATTGTTGTTTGGATTGAAATCTGTGTACTCGTATCTTCTACCTTCAGACAAGAACGAGCTCGACGTGACTGTGCCCGGGACTATTTGGTTCCTGTAGGTGACTATCGGGAATGTCCTTACGAACGGCTCTGCATTGAACCTCTTCCTAAGGATGATGTCCGTGTCGTTGCTAGAGATTGACGGGTCAGCTGCGTCGATAGCCGCCTCGAACCTTGAGGTCTTGAACTCGGTGTTGAAATTGATGAGCTGTTCCGTGTTGTACGTCTCGATGGCGCTCTCGACTGCGGCCTGGATGTCTGCTGCAGACAGTGCAGTCTGAGCGCCCGTGAACGATACCGCAGCATCAACGCCAATGTAGAGGTAGTCTGGATCGACCACCACCGGGGTGATGCCGATCGTGCACTTATTTCTTATGAAGGTCTCTATCTCGTTCTTCTGTGTCTGAGAGACCGCCTCTCCTGTAAACGTGATTGGTGCTATAAAGACCTGACCGAAGCTTGGCGTGCCGTTCCTCTGATCACCTCCGTACACATGCACGCCCTTTATGAACTGAAACTCCTGCGTGATGAGTGTCTCAAAGTCACTGGTAGTTATTGCCCTCTCCTGGGCCTGGTAATATCTGGGAGCCCTGGTCCTTATTTCCTCGATGGACTCTGCCTCACCACCGCCGAAGCTTGGATTAACAGTGGATATAACAGGTATCACCGCCGAACCGACCCCATTGACAGCCCCTAGGTTGTCAGCAAGAATAAAGTTGGTGCACTCGTTCCCTGAGGCTCCTGCACTGATGCGATATGTGCACTGAACTATTGAGCCGTCTTTGGGCTTTCTTCCTAGAACGCCGTCACCGAACACGACCTCGTATCTGGTGTCCTCTGTAGCTTGTAGGAAATACACATTACTGCTTGAATTGATCCCATAAAGTGTGGTGGCCTTTGTAGGTTGAATCACTGTTTGACCGTTGTCTTCAACAACAGATACTCTCAAACTGTCTGTGTCAACCGTATTATTGGTCAAAATAAACCTTTGGTTCTGAACAGAGTAATCAAATATAAATGTATCCACAGTTATAACACCGTTATAGACAGATACGTTATTGGCAGTAAAAAAACCATTGGACGGATAAAGCACAATAGATTCATCCGTTACAAACTGAAAGGTGCCTCTAGAATTCCTACCTGAGAACCTGGTATTTTCCGGTATAGAGAACGATTGAAGTCCTGACTGTGGAAACCTCAGATTCAGCACAGCACGAGATGACTTGGTAGACCTCGGGGTGTAGTTGAGGGCCTTTGATATAGAGATGACAGAGTTCCTCAACTGTGCCGAGTCCAGAAACATCTCGGATGCCACCATGTTCAGGTAGAACGCATTGAGGTGCGTGTTGTACGACAAGATGTCCAACAGTACGGACATGTTGGACCCATCAAAGTCATAGTCGGAGAACTGAGCTTGACCCTTCAGATAAGCCTTGAGCTGATTTTTAAGTGTGTCAAAGTCTAGATTTACCAAACTTATCGAATTGTTTGCCATTATCGCACTCTTCTTAGTATGATGTCAAGGCTCTGGGGTTGCATACTATTTATTATAGAAAATATGATGTTGATTCCAATGGTTGACCCATTGGACTGAGGAATTACCTCTACTCTCAGCACTGATGCTCGAGGCTCATTGAACTCAATGGTCCTTCTGATACTGGACTCTAATTCGTCCTCCATGAACGCATCATTGGGTTCAAATAAAGATCTATTTACATTAGAGCCTATGTTTGGTTGAAACAGACGCTCGTTGTAATTTGTTAGAACTAAGTTTTTGATCGACTGTCTGATTGCTGTGTCGTTTCGAAGCCTTGTCAAGTCTTTTGTAATCGGGTGCGGTGTCAGATCACTCAAAAAGTCCGAAAAGAGATCCGGGACCTTCTGAAGCTGTGTGAACCTGTCTGCTCTTGTCGTCATCTGATTCCTCAGTCGTTAAGTCTGATTTGCGTGCCGTTGATGTAGACTACTCCAGATGCATCAATTGTAACTGGACCACCAGATGTCTGAATGGTTATTGATCCTGATGCAGTGATTGATAAGTCCTGACCCGCTTCTATGTTGACGTTCTGTCGGGCCTTCACGTTGAAGTTCTCACACTGGACCGTAAGATCATTCTGTGTAGACAATTCAAAGTTTCTACCGGTTGCAAACCAATCTTCTGCTATGATGTCAGTTTTTGTTCCCTTGACATCAGAGACAATGGCGCCCTCAACCTCTAGATACGCGTCACCACGGACGGACGTAGTTGAGTTACCGTTGATGCTTTCAAACCGATCCTTTTCGGTGTGTAACTGTCTTATTCCGCCCACACCGTCCACCAAATCACCGCCCACACCTGTGGTCTTGTTTGTTCCAACAGCCTCGTACGACGACTTATCCACGTTGAAGGTGTATGTCCCACCGATCTTTATGTCCGCATGAGAGTCCACCGTCATGGTAAACGTGTTCTTAAAGTAGTTGTAGACCTTCTCTACTACTGTATGGATCCATCTTCCAGTCTTTTCTATCTCGACATATGTTCCGGTGGTGTGAGCCACCTTAAGGCTCTCGTTCCCTGGAGCATCGTTGACGTGAAACTCGTGACCACCTCTAGTGATTGTGGCCATGTTGTACGGGTACTCTGTTTCAAATGTCGATTGTGGGTGTCGACGATTGTCATTGTCTGACATACTAAACGCTCCTGAACGCGTTTTCCATCTGTGCTCTTCTTATAGCAAGGACGGATTGAGCTTGAGTAAACCTCTGCACGGATTGATTTATTGCTCCTGCATCAGAAAGAACGGATATCGAGATGCTTGGGTTAAACAGACCCTGTATGCTAGCAAAGATTGCAGGGATTAGTCTTGCAGCGCTCGTAATGATCTGAACAGGATCTCCACTGCCTAACACATTTCTTAGGGCTGAGACCTGAGCAATCCCAGTCGCTTGAGTAAGAATTCCCTCAAGATTAGATGTATCTAATTGACCTGTTCTAATTGAGTTTAATAGACTACTTTTGACAGCACCGCTAACATCAAAGCTAGAGTGCTGTACCGCTGACACGTAGTTGGGTTGTCCGTTACGGAGTGTAAACACTGGACTACCCTGTCTCGTTGGGTCGTTCCACCTTATGTAGCCTGGATACGGATCTCTATCAAAGGAGTAATAT